GATGTGGTTGCTGACACTGCAACTATTAATCTTAGTTTTAGTGATTTAGAGAGTTACAATATATGCCAATAACATCTGGTAAGTGTAACTACATACAAAAAGGACAAGCTACGCTAATACACGGTCATAGCGTAGATTTAAGTGGGTCTATAGTAATAGGCATATTCATAGGTAAGCAGATAAGAGATAAATTTAATTTTGCAGATGTATGGAGACACTTTGTAACTAATATAGTAAAAGAAAAAAATATATATTGTGTTATATATGACGGGGCAGTAGACACCCATGTATTTAAGAACCAAATGGAGTACCACTCTAATATAGACGGATTAAACGTGTATAAAATAAATAATTTTATGTTAGATAATCCTGCTGCTTATCCAAATACTATAACTGAAGTTGTTTAATGGCCATTGTTTCCCCTGGATTAAAAGATATTACTGAATCTGATTCTGCAAAATTGGTAGATTGGAAAAGTCCTCCTAGTTTAGTTGATCTAAAACAAGACTACTCAGCGGCTAAACCTGCGCATACACTGCATACTACTGCTGTAGATAGATGGCTAGATGTATTAGAAGGAAATCAAGTAATTAATGCTAAAAAAGGTAGAAGTAAAATAGTACCTAAATTAGTTAGAAAGCAAGCTGAATGGCGTTATTCTGCATTAGCTGAACCTTTCTTATCTACAGATGATCTATTTAATACTGCTCCTGCTACCTTTGAGGATAAGCAGTCAGCTATTCAGAATGGACAGGTACTGAACTACCAAATTAATTGTAAAATAAGTAAAACTAAATTTATAGATGAATATATTAGAGCTGCTGTAGATGAAGGTACAGTTATAGTAAAAGTAGGTTGGGAGTTTGAAGAAACTACTAAAGATGTAGAAGTTCCTGATTTTGAATTACAACCTACTCCAGACGCAGAAGCAACGCATCAACAATTACATACTATGATGCAGGAGTCTCCTGAGCAGTATCGTGCAGAAATACCTATAGAAGTACAACAAGCACACGAAATAACTATGCAACAGGGGACTCCTGTACTCCCAGTACAAGTGGGTTCACACACGGAAGAACAAACTGTTACTACCAAAAATCAACCCATACTGGAAGTATGTAACTATAATAATATAGTTATAGATCCTACTTGTAACGGGGATATACAGGAAGCAAAGTTTGTAGTATATAGTTTTGAATCTTCTCTTTCAGAATTAAAAAAAGATGGTAGATATAAGAATTTAGATTCAATTAACTTTGATGATAACTCTATTCTTAGTGAACCAGATCATGCTATTGCAGATGATAGTAACTTTGTTTTCCAGGATACACCCAGGAAACAAGTTGTAGTAAAAGAATACTGGGGATATTGGGACATACATGATACAGGAGAAGTAGTACCGTTTGTTGCTTCATGGGTAGGAAGTACTATTATAAGGTTAGAAGAAAATCCGTATCCGGATAAAGAGCTACCTTTTGTTTTAGTTCAATATTTACCTAAAAGAAGAAGTATATACGGAGAACCTGATGCTCATTTATTAGAAGATAATCAAAGGATTATCGGAGCAGTAACTAGAGGAATAATAGATGTTATTGGTAGAAGTGCGAATGGCCAACAAGGTATTCGTAAAGATGCTTTAGATATTACTAATTCTAGGAAGTTTGAAAGGGGGGAAGACTTTAAGTTTAATGCTAGCACAGATCCTAAGTCTGCTTTTTATATGGAGACTTATCCAGAGATTCCTAGATCTGCATTAGAAGTATTAAATATGCAGAATAATGAAGCAGAATCACTTACAGGCATAAAAGCATTTACTCAGGGTATTTCAGGGCAAGCTTTAGGGTCTACAGCAACCGGAATTAGGTCTGCTCTTGATGCTACATCTAAAAGAGAATTAGGTATCCTTAGACGGCTCTCTGACGGTTTAAATCAAATTGGGCGAAAAGTTATATCTATGAATGCTGAATTTCTTGATGATGAAGAAATTATAAGAATAACTAATAATGAATTAGTTGCTATTAATAGAAATGATTTAGGCGGCAAGTACGATATTAAACTAAATATATCTACTGCAGAAGCTGATAATGAAAAAGCACAAGAATTAGCATTTATGTTACAAACAATGGGTAACTCCTTACCGTTAGATATGTCTAAGATGGTTTTAAGTGATATTGCCCGATTAAGGAAAATGCCTGAGTTAGCTAAACAAATTGCAGAATATCAAATTCAGCCTGATCCATTAGCTGAGCAGAAAGCACAATTAGAACTGCAGTTGCTACAAGCACAAATAGCTAATGAAACTGCTAAAGGACAAGAAAATGCTATAGATGTTCAGTATAAAACAGCCAAAACTCAAACTGAAATAGCTAAAGCTAGAGGATTAGATAGTCAGTCTGACTTAAAAGATTTAGACTTTTTAGAACAAGAATCCGGTGTAGGGAGAGAACATGAGAATCAAATAGCTTCGTTAAAGCATAGTCAAAATATGGAATCTAAAGATCATAGTAGATTATCCGATCTTGATAAATTAGCCTTTCAAAATATGGCGCAACCAACAGACAATATACAATAATGAATGATTTAGAACATGTAGATATACAGATAACTACAGCAGAAAAACTAGTTTTATTGCGAGATAATTTTTATAAGTTATCTGAGAATAAACATTTTAAAGAAATAATTATGAATGATTATTTCAAAGAAGAAGCAGCCAGGTTAGTTATGGCTAAAAGTAATACTAATTTAGATGAAACACAACAACGTTCCATTGATAATATGATTGCTGGGATAGGTAGTCTATCTAATTATTTTGATATGATTATCCGTCGAGGTAATGAAATGGAAGTTAGTTTAAAAGAATTTGAACAAACCAGAGAAGAAATTCTCGCAGAGGAGGTTAATTAATTATGGATAATGTATTAGGCCTTTCAGATGATGAGTTCTTACAGAAAAGTCAAAAAGAACTCTCGGCAACAGAAGATTCACAAGAATCGACTGACACAGTTACGACTGAAGGAGACATTGCTGATAATACTATTAGTAATGAAAGTGATAATGCTACTGGCGACACCCAAGAGATTGTTGAAGAAGACACTCCAGAGGAAGAACTGGACACTTTGCCTGAGGATACTCAAGCAGATGCTCAACCTTTCGCTGAAGATACTAACTCAGAATCTGTTGATGCAGATAGTAATGAAAAGAATACAGACACACCTGAGGATACACCTCAAGAGACTGATACTTTTAATTACGAGGATGCATACAACCAGGTAACAGCTCCATTTAAAGCTAATGGTGCAACTATGCAGGTCAAATCACCTGAAGATATAGTTAGGTTAATGCAGATGGGCGCAGGTGCTCAGAAGCAAATGGCCAAACTAAAACCTAATCTTAAGTTAATTAAGATGTTGGAGAATAATAATCTTCTGGATGAACGTAGATTAAATAATTTAATTGATCTATCTAAAAATGACAGTAAAGCTATTGCTAAATTAGTTAAGGATAGTGGAGTAGACCCTGATGACATTGATATAGAAAATGCCAGTACTTACCAACCTAATAATTATACTGTAACAGACAGTGAGTATGAGCTAGATCAAGTACTAGATAGCATAAAACACACAGATACTTTTGATAAAACCATTGACTTATTAACGTCAGAATGGGATGACAAGAGTAAAACGTTTGTATCAGAAAACCCTAATGTAATTAAGGTGATTAATGATCATATGCTAAATGGTGTCTATGATAAAGTGAATGCTGTTATGCAACAAGATAAGGCTCTAGGTAAATTAGCTGGAGTATCTGATGTTGATGCATATAAACAAATTATAGATATGTTAGCTAAAAATGCGGAACTTGTTGATGGGAATCAGCAAGCACCTGTTCAATCTAACGTAACGGATATAGGGGATGTTGACTCGGCTAAGCGTAAGCAAAATCGTAAAGCGGCAGCTCCTACTAAACAAACAAATACTAGCAATAATTCTAAACAGGATGTTAGTTATCTAACACTGTCTGATGATGAATTTATGGCTAAGTATGCTTAATTTAAAATTAAATTAAAAGGAGGTCACTATGGCCGCTCAACAATATAATGATCCGGGCACAACTGCTTCAAGTATCGGAGCACAGGCTCGTACTGATTTTTACGAGAAAAAAGCGATTATCGCTGTCAGGGATAAACAGTATTTTTCTCCTTTGGCTAGTGTTAAAGCTATGCCTAAAAATATGGGTAAGAAAATTAAGCAGGATGTATATGTTCCTTTGCTTGATGATCGCAACGTAAACGACCAAGGCTTAGACGCAGCAGGCTTAATTATTACTGCATCTAAATGGCAGGCATTCAATGCTGCTGGTACTGAAATTGTAACTGGCACAGGATGGACTGCAGCCACAGCAACTACTGCAGGATACTTTGCTACTGAAGCTAACGCACAAACTGCTGCAGGGAATCAAGGTAGTATACAGGAAACTGGAGGTCATATATATGGTAGCAATAAAGATATTGGATCTATTGCTGCTAAAATTCCTGCCCTTTCTGAGACAGGTGGACGTGTAAATAGAGTTGGTTTTACTCGTTTGCAAGTAGAAGCTGACCTAAGGAAACGTGGATTCTTTGTTGAATATACACAAGAATCTGTTGATTTTGATAGTGATGCCGACCTCTTAGCTCATATTACTGAGGAATCAGTAGTAGGTGCTAATGAGATAACAGAAGCGGAACTACAAAACGATTTGCTTAATACAGCATCAGGGGACGGTACTACTATGTACATTACTACTGACGCTGATGATGTAGAAGCAATAGATGTAGGTACTAAAGCTTCTGTAGATGGTTTAGTTAGATATAGAGATCTTATGCGTTTATCTATTGCTTTAGATGACAATAAGACTCCTAAATCAACTAAAATTATTTCAGGTTCTCGTATGACTGATACTAAAACCATTAATGGTGGACGTATTATGTATATTGGTTCTGAAATGATTCCTGCTCTACGGGCTATGGTCGATTTACACAGTAATCCTGCTTTTGTTGGCGTAGAGAAATATGCTGATGCAGGTAATGTGTTAAATGGTGAAATTGGTTCCGTTGACAACTTTCGTATTGTTGTAGTTCCTGAAATGCAATATGGCGAAGGAAAGGGAGCAAGTAACATAGATATTTATCCTATGCTTGTTGTTGGAGATGGAGCATTTACTACTGTTGGTTTCCAAACTGACGGTAAAAGTGTTAAATTCTCTATTAACCATAAAAAACCTGGAAATGACATTTCAGATTTAAATGATCCTTATGGTGAAAAAGGATTCTATAGTATCAAATGGTACTATGGTTTTCTCGCTATGCGCCCAGAACGCTTAGGTGTTATTTGGACTAAAGCGGATTAATCATTAGGTTAATGTTCTCCTGTTACTCATCGCAATAAAGCTTTGAGTGATAGGAGAATTGTACAAACTATAAAATAAAAATTATGGATATTGAAAAAATGGATATTGAAGATGTTAAAGCAGAATTAACTGGCCGAGGCATCAAAGTGCATCATAAAAATAGTGAAAAAAAGCTTAGAGAGACGTTACAGGCCGATGTAGATAAAAATGATGCTAAAGTACCTGTAGAAGTAAAATCTTCGCCTGTAGAGCCCGCTAAGGTTAAAAAGAAGCCTGAAAAGAAGCCTACAATGACTTTAGAAGAGAAATGTATGCATTTAAAAAGAATTGTAGTCGTACCAAATGATCCTGAAATGTCTGGTCACGCAGG